CGTCGTTGCGCAGGCGGCCCAGCTTGCGGGCGACCTCGGCCTGCACCTGCTGCACCGCGGTTTCCGAGCCGAAGTCGCGGATCGCCTGGATCTCCGAGGCCCAGAGCACGTCCTGCTTCTTGAACTGCCGGCAAACAAACGCCCGCATCTCGCGGCGTTCAGGCGTCTGGCTCTCGTAGGCAGAGCCACGCTCGGAGAACGGGATCAGCGACAGCGTGCCGTCGCGGCTCTCGATCATCACGGTGCGGCTGCGCACACCGCGGGCGCCGAAGAGGTCCGCGCCCGACAGGATGGCGGGCTTGTAGGGGATATTCTCGAGCGCGCGGGTGAGTTCGACGATGGTGAAGGCATCGCCTTCGAAGATGTCCATGGTGGCCATGTTGATGCCTCCTGTCGGTTTCGGATCAGCGGACGATGATGCCCGCGGCGAAGAGCGCGGCGTGGGCGGCGGCGACCTCGGGATCGCTGGGCGTGCCCGCGAAGACGAGATCATGCCGGTTGACGATGGCGGGGCCGCGGACCACCGCCACGGCCGGTGCATCGCCGCCGCTGGCGTCCGCCTTGCCCCAGAGCACGGCGACGGCGGTCTCTGTCCCGTCGGTGGCGTCGGGGTCGTGGGCGGCGTATTTGCCCGAGGCGGTGATCTGACCCAGCACGGTGCCGGGTGAGAGCGTGCCGGACGCAACGGTGACGGTCTCTCGGGTGTAGTCGCGATGGGCTTCCCAGACGAGGAAGCCGCCGGGGTGGGTGGACTCAGAAAGCGTGGTCATGGGAGCCTATCCTTTGAGCTTGAAGGTGCGGGCGATCACGTCGCCCCAGGGACGGGTCGTGGCGCTGCGGCCGGGTTGCGGGTGATGGGGCGTGATCTCCGGCGCGGCCTCGGCCTTCGTGTCCAGCAAGCTGCTGCGCACCGCGTCGAGGCTGGCGTCCTCCTCGAGGAAGCGCCCGGCCATCTGCGGCTGACCCGCGAGGCGGCAGAGATCGACCACGGCCCGGGCATGGGCGATGGCCTCGGCGCGGATGGCGGTGGCGTTCGGAGCCGTGCTGGCGTCTGCCATGGGGCCGTCCGGATCGTCGGCCACGGGCTGCGGCGCGGGATCGGGGACCGACGCGACATCGTTGGCGTCGTCAACGATGTCGGTTTCCGTCTTGGCGTATTCCGGATCTGGGGTCTCGACCGCGTCCACCAGCGCTGGCGGCGCGTTGCGGAACCGGGCGATATCGAAGCGCGCGGCGATGCGCACCGGCTCGGCCAGGCGCGTGGCGAGACCTGCCTCCAGCGCCTCGGCCGCTGTGAGCCAGGTCTCGGCGGCCATCAGCCCGGCGATCTCCTCCTCGGGCCTGCCCGAGCGGGCGGCGTAGCCGCGCAGCATGCCGGCCGCGATCTTGTCCAGCGTCCCGGCCATCTCGCGCATGTCCGCCGCCGTGCCCATGACGAGGCCGGAGGGATCGTGGATCATCAGGAAGGCATTCTCGGGCATGACGATCTCGTCGCCCGCCATCGCGATGTAGCTGGCGGCCGAGGCCGCGATCCCGTCGATCCAGACGGTGACGCTGCCGGCGTGGCGGCTCAGCGCGTTGTGGATCGCGACCGCGTCGAAGACCGAGCCGCCGGGGCTGTTCAGCCGCAGATCGATCGCGGTCTCGTCCGGCAGCGCGCCGAGTTCGGCGAGGAAGCCCTTGGCCGAGACGCCATAGGCGCCGATCTCGTCATAGATCAGCACCTCCGCGCCGCCGTCGCGGGCGCGGATCGTGTACCAGCTGTTCATGATGTCACTCCTGATTGGTGGCGCGGTCGGTCGCGGCCGCATCGATGTCGTCACCGCTGTCATCTGCCGACCCATCGCCCGGATCGGGCCGCGTTGCCGGCGTCGCCCGCGCGCCCTGCGTCTCGCCGGGGCTGGTGCGGTAGCGCAGGCCGAGCCCCTCGGCGCGCGCCGTGTCCGTCGCGTTCTCGCGGTCGACCTCCTCGACATCGTAGCCGGTGGCCTCCACCACCTTGCGCCGCGAGGTGATGCCCGCCTCCATCGCCAGCACCTGCGCCTGGATGTCCTTCAGCGGATCGACCCAGTCCCAGCGGGGCGGGATCCACTGCACCATTTGGGCGACGGCCGGGTCGGGCAGATCCAGCCGGCCTGCCAGCCGCGCCGTTTCCAGCCAGCGCGCCCAGACCGGGCGGCAGAGCTGATGCGCGATCACCCCGTGCTGGAGCTGCTGCACGCGACGCCGGAACTCGACGAGCTCGGCCCTCAAGCTCGAATAGTTGGCCTGGCGCACGTCACCGGTGACCAGGTGATACGGCAGCCCCAGCGAGGCCGAGACGCCGAGCAGCGTGCGGTACTGGAACGCCTCGTAGCTGCTGCCCACATCCGCCGGTGACGAGAACTTCACGTCCTCGCCCGGCAGCAGGACCTGCAGCGTCCCCGGCTCGAGGCTGGCGATGGCCGCGCCGTCGGGGTCGGCCTCCTCCGTGCCTATCATAGGCTCTTCGGGCGCCGTCTTGGTGATGAAGCCCGCGAACATCGCCGCGGTCTTCTTCCGGTCGAGCTCGGCGTCGTCGTACTGGTCCAGCAGGAAAAGCCGCACCATGGCGGGCGCGACATGCGGCAGGCCGCGGATCTGCCCGGCATCGAGCGGGCGATAGACGTGAAGGACGTCAGCCGCCGGCACACGCACCGTCTCCGGCACCGCCACGCGCCGGTCCGTGCTGTCGCCCGGATGGCTGCGGCGGAAGTGATAGGCCACCCGCCTGCCGATGGCGTCGAACTCGATCCCGCAGCGGATGCGGTTGCCGTTGGCTGCCGTCTCGGTCTTCTCGAAGGGCAGCATCTCGGATTGCAGGAGCTGCAGTTGCAGCGGCACGAGCAGACCGTCCTCGGTGCGACGTGGGCGCAGCCGCACGAAACACTCGCCCGCGACGAACATCTCTCGCGCGACCATGGCCTGAAGGCCGTAAAAGTCCGTCAGCCCGTCCGCGTCCGCCTCGTCGGTCCAGGCGAGCCAGAGCCGCTGGACCTGGTCCCGAAGCTCCGCGTCGTCGATCAGCGAAGACGGCTTGATGCCGTCGCCGACGAGATTGGCGGCGAAGGCCTCGCAGGCATTGGCGGCATAGCCGTTGGTGACCACCAGTTCGCGCGCCCGCGCCAGCAGCTTTGGGCCGCCCGAGGCGACGAGCGCGTTGACGTTCTCCAGCGGCGGGTTCCAGCCGCGCAACCGGCGCCGGGACATCGCCCCTTCGAGGCGCGCACGCATGCCCGCAGGGCCGCCGGCGGGCTGGCGGCGGAACCGGTCGAACAGCCCCATGGATCACAGCCCCTTCGTCGACGTCACACGCAGCTGCCGCACGATCCGCCGGCCCTCGGCCGCGGCGATCTCGCGGTCCAGCGCCTCGATGGCGCGGTCGATCTCGACCACGCTGCGATACTCGACGGTCTTGCCGTCATAGCTGACCCGCGCCACGCCGGAGGAGCGCTGCGCCGAGAGCGCGTCGCGGCGGCTGCGCAGGTCGGTAATTGTCGGCATCACGCGCGCCTTCTATGGTTGGGACAAAGCTGCCGCCCGGAGGACCCATGTCGGAGCCCGTCGCCCGTCTGATGATCGAACTCGAGGACATCACCCCGCGTATCTGGCGGCGGGTTGACGTGGCGGCTGCGATCACCCTGTCGACATTGCACGACATCCTTCAGGCCGTGATGCGGTGGGACCATGCGCATCTCTACGAGTTTCGCGTGGGCGACCGCGCCTATGGCGACCCGCTCCCCGGATTGGAGAGCGCGTCCGGCCGGGTCTACAAGGCCAAGGGAACCCGGCTGAATCAGGTGATGGATCGGGGAATCGACCAATTCACCTATGTCTACGATTTCGGTGACGACTGGCGGCACAGCATCCGTGTGGAGCACGTCCGCGACGGTGATCCAGACAAAGATTATCCGGTGTTCGTCGAGGGCGGACGCCGCGCACCGCCCGAAGATGTGGGCGGTCTGCCCGGGTTCATGAACTTCCTCGATGCGATCGCCGACCCGAAACATCCCGAACATGCGTTCTTGCTGGAATGGGTCGGAGGCGCCTTTGACCCTGAGGACATCGACCGCCGGGAGATCGAGTTCGACCTGGCCATGCTCGCCGAGTTCCGGCGCAGGGTGCGTGCCGGCCATCGTAGTCGCGGGGAAAAGAAGGCCCACTGATCACTCCATGTAACTCGAGCGGACGGTCCGCCGCCGCAGCGTGCTCCGCTTGCCAGCGGGCGGTTCGGAGCCCGTCACCCCATTAGGATCGCTCCGCTGTTCGATGCCGAGTTGCGTCTCCAGATCGGCCCAGCGGGCCTCAGACCACCGGTCGGCCCCGGCGATCCACGCGGCGGCCCTGGCGTAGACCCGGCAGTCCAGCGCCTCGTTGCGCTCCCGAAGCTTCTGCCATTCGAGCTTCGTGAAGCCGCGCTTGCCCTTCACCGTGACCAGCTGCTCGGCGGCCAGCTGCTTCAGCCATTCGCTGTCCGCCCAGGACGGCAAATGCACCGTTCCGGGCGGAAACGGTGCACCGGCGGCGATCTCTTCCTCCGCCGGTCGGTCCTGGCGCAGAAAGCGGTAGGTCTCGGCCTTGAAGGTCGAGGTCGCCACGCTCCACAGCCGCGCGCCGCGGCGCAGGCGCTTGCCCGCGACGGTCGCGTCAACATAGGTGGGGCCTGTCACCGGGCTCGACCGATTGAACCCGTCGAGCCCCTTCACGGGTGCCACCTGCGCGAAGCCGACCTGCCGCGCCCAGCCATAGACCGCGCTGGTCTCGTAGCCCGTGTCGATCGCAAGACGCGCGATCGCCAGATGCTCGCCGGAGGCATACGTCCATGTGCGCCCCAGCAGATCCGTGAGCTGCTGCCAGCAGGCCGGATCGCCGGGCCCGCCCTCGATGACGACATGATCGACGAGCCAGCTTTCCAGCCCGCGGCCCCAGGCCCAGACATCGACCTCGATGCGGTCCTTCTGCACGTCGGCGCCGGCGGTCAGGAACAGGCCGCCCGCCGGCACGGTGCCCGGTTTCCATGCCTCGCGGCGATCCGCCAGCCGTTGCCAGTCGGGCGCCTCGCCGCTCTCGACCCATGTCTCGCCGAGGATCGTGTTGCGGAACGCCTTGATCGCCTCGTCCGAGCCTCGGGCCGCCTCCCAGGCGCGCGCGATCCGGTCCCAGCCGAGCCAGCCCACCGGCGAGTAGAGCGCCGAGAGGTGATAGCCGACGGTGCCGGGGTCCTCCGGCTCGGCGGTCGCGCGCCATTCGCCCGCTTCCAGCATCGCCGTCTTGTGGTGCTCCGCGATGGCCCCGTCGCAGCCCTCGCAGAGATACTCCGCCGTCTCCGGCCGCCCCTTCTCCCAGCGCAGCCGGTCGAACTTCAGCCACTGCATTGCGTCGCAATGCGGGCATGGCACGAAGAAGCGGCGCTGGTCGGACGCCTCGAGCTCCCGCTCGATTCGGGAGAGCCCCCGGATCGTCGGCGTCGAGACGAGGAACACCTTGCGCCGGTGGGCAAAGGTCAGCGAGCGCGCCTCGGCCAGCGTCACCGGATCGCCTTCCTCGTCGGCCGAGGCCGGATACGCGTCGACCTCGTCGAGAAAGATATAGCGCGCCGGCGTGGACCGCAGCCCCACCGCCGAGTTCGCCCCGGTCATGATCAGGATGCCGCCCGCGAACTCCTTGGACAGCATCGTGTTGCCCGCATCGCGGGACCGAGCGGGTTTGACCCGCTCGCGTAGCTCCGGGCTCTCGTCGATCAGCGGGTCGATCCGCTGCCGCGAGTTGCGCTTGGCCAGTTCCACCGTCGGTTGGACCGCCAGCATCGGCCCCGGCGCCTGATGGATGGCGAACCCGATCCAGTTGTTCCCGGCCTCGGTCGCGCCGACCTGCGCGGCCTTCATGAACACCACCCGCTGCGTGGGATCGCCGGGCGACAGCCGGTCCATGATCTCGCGCATGTAGGGCGTTCGCACTGTGCGATATCGCCCGGGCTCGGCCGAGGCGCGGCCTGAGAGCATCCGGTGCCGGTCCGCCCATTCCGAGACGGTCAGGTCCGGGTCGGGCCGGAGCCCGTTGCCCCAGGCGCGCAGGATCTCGCCCGCGCCGTCGAACTCCGTCAGGCCGCCAAGATCATCGCCGCTCTCATCGGAAGTCGGGCCGGACCTCGGCGAGTTCGTCGAGGTGGGCGCGTACATGTTTTTCCAGCACCTTCTGCATCGCGGCTGGCTCCACGGTGATCTGCTGACCCGTCACTTCGCTGCACGATGCCGACAATTCGGCCGCCATCAGCGCTGCCGCGCGCGCAGGCCAGTTCACCCACGTGTCCCGTTCCTCCCGCGCCAGCCGGAACACCAGCGCCAGCGCGCGGGCCCGCTCGATCAGTTCCCCCTTCAGCTTCTGGAGCCGGATGCGCCGCTCCTGCGCCTTCAGCACCTCGTTGGCGGTTTTCGCCTGCAGGAAGGTCGTGCCGCCGCCGACGGCGGGGACCGCCAGACCCTGTTCGCGGAGCGTGTCGCCGACAGCGGCCACCGCCGCCTCGGGGACGGGTTTCAGCTTCGGCGCGGGCGGCTTGCGGGTCTTCGACGGGTCCGTCGTCTCGGCACGCCGGGCGTCGCTGGCGGCCGCGTTGATACTGCCGTCTGGATAGAGAACCAGCCGCTCTGCGGTCTTCGCCTTCTGGATCGCGCCGCGCGACAGCCCGACATGGGCGGCGTACTGGCGCTCGCTCATGCCCTGCATCGACGGCTCCGATTATCATTCAGATTCATGTGCTTATCGAGTTGATAAGCCTCGCCAGCGGAGCGAACGTCCGTTCAGAAGGACGATGCAACTCACCACGGAGCCACCACGATGACCCGCCGCAAGACCGACTCTGCCGCTGCCCGCGATGCCCTGATCCTCGAGATCGCGCAGCGCCGCTTTTCTCTGGAGACGCTCGAGACCCGGAACTCAGATCGCCTCGACTTTCACGATGTCGCCGTCTGGGCGATCCGCGACGCGCTCGAAGAGGCGTTTGAAGCCGGGCGGCGCGCCGCCAGCCAATCCTGAAAGGACCCCACCATGAGCACCACCACCATCCGCATTGATCACGCTGCCCTCCCGGACCATTTCGACCGCAGCCGTCCCGACGCTGTCGCCGAGGTGATCGAGGCCGCTCTGCGGGAGGACGGGATCGCGGCCGAGGTTTCGGACGTGATCTCGCATCTCAAGATCGAACTGCCCACCGCGCAGCTCGCCACCGCCAGCGCGGCGTTGACCGGGATGGGGCTGATCTGATCGCAGCGATCAGAAAGCAATCATATGCCTCTGAATCGCCTACACTTTCCGGCCCTGCTGAGCGATTCTGATTGCACAAGGACGATGCGACTCAACCACGGAGCCACCCCGATGACCCGCCGCGCACAAGACAACACAAAAGCCCTCGACGCCTTCATCGCCGCGAAGACCGAGATCGACGCGATGCTGGAGCGGCTCGCCGCCCTGAGCGCGGACCATTTCGAGACCCACCCCGACGAGATCAACTGGGGCCATGTCGGCACCCTCAACCACTACCGCGCCAAGCTGCGCGAGATCACCGACATGGCCTTCCACGAAGGCGAACACGCCGAATGACACGACCCGCTCCCGGTCCCGCCCGCCGACTGGCGGGCTCGACCTCGTAGAAGGGCCCGCATCCCGCGCGCCCCGATACGGGAGACGACGATGACCCAGCTTTCCGACACCCAAGCCCTAATCCTCAGCGCCGCAGCCCAACGGCCCGAGCATATCGCCCTGCCGCTGCCCGAAAGCCTGCGCGGCGGCGCCGCCGCCAAGGTGGTCGGCGCGCTGCTCGCCAAGGGTTTCCTCGAAGAGGTCGACGCGGACATGCGCAAGGGCGAGCCCATGTGGCGCGAGACCGGCGACAGCCACGGCGTCACGCTGGTCGCGACCGACGCAGGCCTCGCCGCCATCGGCATCGAGACCGAGGACGCGAACCCCGCGCCTGCGGGCGCGACGGACGCGCCGTCCGAGGAGCCTGCGCCTGACACCCCGACCGAACCGGAGGACGCGCCCAAGGCGCGCACGCCGCGCGAGGGCACCAAGCAGGCCACGCTGATCGCCATGCTGCGCGCTCCGGACGGCGCGACCATTGAGGAGATCATGGCCGCCTTGCAGTGGGCCCCACATACGATTCGGGGCGCGATGGCCGGGGCGTTGAAAAAGAAGCTCGGACTCGAGGTCACCTCTGAGAAGGTCGAGATCCGAGGGCGCGTGTACAAACTCCCCGCCGCCTGACACACCCGATCCCGACAAGCTGATGGCCGCCGCCCCTGCGGGACGGCGGTCAATCATTTGGCGCTCCGCATCCGGATCGCCTCGAACACCCGCCGCAAGGCGAAGGAACGAGCTATCGACACGATGGTGAAGACAAGCCCTAGCTTCAGGTTTTGCGCCAGCGTCGTGTGCAGCCCGAAGACGGGGAAGATCAGGATCTGCGTCACGACCGCGACGCCGTAGCCGACGATCACGTTGGCGACGGACTCGACCAGCGACATGGCGCGCGACTGTTTCATGCCACCGCCTCATCCATCGGCCAGCAGTTCAACTGCCAGAGTTCGCAGCGCATGCGCCGCAACCAGCGGGACCACGCCGTTGCCACAGAGGCGAAGCCGGTCCACCCGGTGGGCCAGCCCATCAGCGCCTCGACGAACAGCGGGTTCAAGGTCCGGCGCGTCTCGGAGGTATCGCTCCCAGCCATCGGCGTCACCAGGACCTGGCGGCCAAGCAGGCCGTTCACCGGCGTGTTCGCCAGTGTTGTCGCCCCGTCCTTGTGATCCCGCGCCGTCGGCGTCATCCACATGCGGCTGGCATGGGTCAGATCGGCCGTCCGGCGGTTGCCCGCGCTTGGCTTGCAGCCGTCGTTCGCCATCGGCGTCGGCCAGTCCCGCGCCATCCCGTCCAGACCCTTCTCGCCCTGCCGCTCGCCACCCCGGCTGCGGCGACTTCTGGAAATCCGAGGCAAAGTTGGCCCTGAAAAATGAATTGACTTACTATATCAAAATGTGATGAATTAATAGCTTAATCAGCGGTCATCCAGCGGGGTCTGAGTTACAACAATGCAGGTTTTCGTTGGTATCGCCTATGCCGTAGTTGGTTTGGTCCAGCTCTTTGCGATTGTCGATGGAATTGAATATGCGACTGGAATTGGGGGATTTTTTGGTTTCATAATTGCGGCACTTGTGACATACATTCCACTTCTTGGCTCAGTCCTTGGTGTCTACGGCGCAATAAACGTATGGGACTGGAGTATAATTCAGGCTGGTCTCCTTTTCTTCTGGTATGTCCCTGTCTTTATTGTATTTTTGTTGGCGTCGGTGCTGACTGATAGGAGCTAGTTTCGTGTCTATGCCCGCTACGGAAGATTGGTTTTCATTCAGCGTTCGGCGAAATAGAAGAAGCTTCATACTGGCCAATCTCGCGTTATTAGTAACATTTTTTGCCATACTTGCGATCCTGTGGTTTTTTGAGGCGCGAGGCAGGGCTGGCCAGATTTTAATTTTGATTTTCTTCGTCCCATTCGCACTTGCAGGTTATTTTCTGTCGGCGCAGCGTTTGAGGGATTTTGGAGTTACAGGCTGGCTAGCGCTTCTTTGGCTCCCAATCGGAATGCTCCCTGAACCATTGAGTCCGGCGCTTTCTCTGGCCTTTTGGATCATCCTTTGTTCAGTCCCTGGCACTGTGGGTCCTAATCGCTGGGGTGACGATCCCCTTCGTTAGTCGAGCAGAGCGACAGGCCGAAGAGGCATGCGTCTGCGGTTCCGGAAGCGCGTCCGGTGGGATGTAGAGCCAGGTCATGCATGTCACGCGGCGGGGATCAAAGGAGAAGGAGTGGCTACGGCGGCAACGTCATCGCCCAGCCGTTCGGTTCTGATCTGCCCAAAAGTTCGGCCATCGCCATCAAGGATCGCGTCGCGGCCAGTGTCGGCCTGCCAGCGCTCTACGGCGACATCGACGTAAGCCGGGCTGATCTCCATTGCGAAGACGCGCCGGCCGTTGGCCTCACCCGCCATGATCTGCGAGCCCGAGCCAGCGAACGGCTCGTAGCAGA